GTAATCATGTAACTTTTTTATTTTAAGGTGTAACAACTAAAACTGAAAGTATATTATAAAAAAAAATGCTCAAATTTCTTTGCACTTTTTTACGCTTTAAACTTTTCTCTCTATTGCGCATATAATATAATAATTAATATTTCTACGCCATCTAAAGCCTTATAATTTTTAAATCAACAACCAAAAAATTAAAGTTCAAAAAAATGGCTGATAATATCAACAATTTCTATATTGACAAAAAGGAGATCTACAAACAGATCGTGATCTCCAAAGCATACGGTTTTTTAACCAGAGATGCAGAAGAAATGCTAAAAAAGATTGCTGACAGAGCAATTCGCAAGATGGTTTATTCAAACCCTGACGATCGTAAGGATTGTATACAGACGGGATTATTAAATCTGTTCGACAACTGGTCTAAGTTCAATGAAGAGAAATATACAGACGCATTCTCTTACTACACAGAGATTTTCAAACGCGGCATCGCAGCAGGTTACAACGAACTTCATAAGAAGAAGGGTGATCCTGACAATTTAATCAGATTGATGTCTCTGGACAGAGCTAATGATGGTGAAGGACTTCACCATTTATAGATTTTTGATATATAGACCATAAAACAAAGACTTGTAAAATGTTGGATTTCAAAGGCTTTCTAAAACTAAATGAAGGAAAAGAGGAGAAAGCTAAATACAGCTACGGTTGTGTGATGCTGGATGTCACTAATGCAGATTCTATAGACCTTATCAGAAAGATGCAAGATGAGATATCTGATGAAGATCTATACAATGATCCTGAAAATCCACATAGATTTGGAAAACAGGATGATGTCCATATAACAGCTTTGTACGGTTTGGTTTCTGAACAAGATGATGAAGATGCTGCAACTCCGAGAGATGTTAAAAAAGTGGTCATGCAATATGAGCCTTTCACAGTTCAGATCTCAGAAATCAGCATGTTTGATAATGAAAAATTTGATGTTGTCAAGATTGCAGTCGTACCTTCTGACGAACTTATAGCTCTTCATGAAGAATTGAAAGAGTTTCCTTATAAATCTGATTTTGATACATATGTTCCTCATATAACATTGGCTTATTGCCTGAAAGGAACAGGTAAAAAATATTTAAAGAAATTTAAAGACATCATTACTATAGAGAATATAAAAGATGTTACATATTCTACAGCAGACAAACAAAAATTCCATTACAAACTAAATGCTTAATAGTAAACCAACACAGAGAGGAAACTACCAGCAAGGACTTTATATACCACAGAACAAAAACAAGGTGATCAAACTGAACAATGAAGGTGGTTTGTATTTCAGATCATCCTGGGAGAAAAGGATCATGATATGGCTTGACTATCTATCAGGCACAGGAAAAGTTGCAAGATGGGGGGCTGAATTCATAGAGATAAAATATAACGACATGATGGGTAAACCACACAGGTATTATCCTGATTTCTATGTCGAAATGTGCATAGATGGCAACCCAGACAAATTCAAACGTATGGTATTGGAAGTTAAACCTCTGAATGAAACAAAGCCGCCTGTGTTGCCAAAGAATGCAAATTCTAAAAAATTGGAATCTTTCGAATACCAGATCAAGACTTACACAAAAAACATATACAAATGGGAGAGAGCTAAAGAATACTGCAAAGCAAGAGATCTTGAATTCTACATCATTACAGAGAAACATTTAAACCGAATCAAAGAATAAAATTGGGAAAATTATTAGATAACTTAGAGCTTCTGTACAAAGATGAAGGAGAAAAACTATCTAACAATTCATCAAAGTGGATGATAGATAAGCTTCGATCTCCTTCAGAGGGTGTTTCTGTTGTGAATTTGTCAGATATGTTACCTGGTAAGTTCTATTTTCTTCTTTACAATCTTCAAGGAAAGAGTTCCAAATTGGAACAATATGCACCGATACTTTTTACAGATTGGAAACAACTAGAACATACCAAAATAGTTTTTGGCTTGAGTATCAATTTCATTCCGATGAAACTCAGGATCAGATTGTTCGATAAGATGTTCGATGGTCAGGAGAACTTGCTTAAATCAAAAGATGACAAGACTAAAGCTGGAATGCCAGAGCAACCAATGAATGGTATATCTTACGAAAATGTATATCAGATATTATCAGCGATAGGCTTCGAATATTCGATCAGAGAATTCGATCTCAGATTGATCAATAAGGTATACGAGATCAGCTTTACACAACTGGAAAGATTTTTGACTATGAACAGCCAAGTGTTCACAAATGTGGATGAAGGTAAACTTGCCCAGATCTGGAAAGCAAAACTGAAGACCAGAGATGAACGACACCAGAACCTGATGAAGGACACTATGGACAATTGGAAAACCATAGATAAAGTTTTGGAAAAAAGTATGCAAGATTTTAAAACTACTCGAGAGAATTTGAATAAATCAATAGAAGATTTAAACAAGCTAAACAATACGAAAAATGGAAAATAAAGATCAATTAATAGCAGATTACAGAGATAAAGTTTCGTTCAATGATGAAACGGGAACGGTATCAATCAACGGTTCTGCACACATACCTTTCAGCAAACAGTGGTGGTTTCCAGAATCTGAAAATAAAGTTTCAAAACAAGCTGAAAAAGATCTAGCTTCATTGATTTATGATTACAAAGAAGATATCGAATATGTCGATGATAAAGGTGAAGTTTATATCTCTGGAAAAAGACATTTACCTTTTACAAAACAAATTTTTTTTGTAACAGAAGTGCCTTTAGAAAATACTAATTTCTTCCAAAAAATAAGAAATACGTTCACATGGAAAAAGTAAGAGGTTATGTTAACATGAGATTGACTTATGGAGGTAAATTACCAGAATTGTTTTCTGTTGATATGATCGACTTAAACATCGACAGAGCTTTAGATTATTTCAAAAAGAATAGCAAATTTGCTGGATATTACGAAAACATATCATTGAAAGACAATTTTGAACTGTTGACTCAACAAGCCCATTTAGAAAAAGATGTTTTAGCAGTCACATCAGTCAACGTAAGAAACGAAACTGATAATACCAAGAAATTCTTTTACAATACAACAAATAATATATTGACGATTTTGGACCATATCAGACATGACGAAATGAATGCAATGGTTATCAAATATGTTGGAGATGATTTCATCGCTGCTACACAATTGTTCAAAGACTATTGTGTAATTCTATGTAAAATGGATTTATTTAATATGTTAGAAACATACACATATAAATTACCAGGAGATGTAGCAATCAATATAGAAGCTATGAAAGAAGAATTAAAAATATCAGAAACTTCTTTCTGGCAACACTTCTCGTAATATATACTTAACACATGGCAGGATCAGCAAACCCATATCGTCAGATACAGTACTCACCTAGTAACATAGGCAATAAATCTTTCTACAATAAAGTATTGAGAGATCTTTCCTCATGGAACTGGGGTATGAAATACGATGACATGATCCTCAAGAATTCCAGCGCTACTGGCATCAACGAAGATCCTAACACTCTTGCCACATCTGGCAGCATGTATGATATCTTTTCAAGAAGAGCTGTATCTAAAGTTCTGGAAAAGAAATCCGTTGCATTTTTGAATTTTGCATACACTGAAAAACAGAAGATACTAAGACAATATTCTGTTAAAGGCGAAATCAGTGAGTATATAACAATAGTATGTGACGATGCGATAGATTACGACGATGGATCAAAATTCTGTTTCCCTGTAGATCTCAAAGAAAATGTGGCAAAGAAAGTAAAAGACCGTTACTATCAGATATTTGAACAAGTGTACAATACACTAGGATTCAACGATGGCATCACTGCATGGAACTATTTCAGACAGTTCATCGTTGATGGTTATTTAGCTTTCGAGATTGTATACGATGACAGACAAAAAGTGATCATAGATATAAAAATGTTAGATCCAGCAACGCTGGTTCCTGCTGTAGAACCTATGTCCGGAAAGAAAGTATGGATACAACATCCGAATGATATTCAGAACAGAAAGATTATGTTGGATTCTTCTATTATATACTTAGCATATTCAGGAAACAACAGTATTGGTATTTTCGAAACCAGTTATGTAGAGAACCTTATCAGACCTTACAATCAGTTGAAATTGATAGAACAGTCTCGTATCATGTTCAATATTATGAACGCAACCATGTATCAGAAGTTCATTATCCCTGTTGGTGGTTTATCCAAAACAAGAGCTGAAGAAGAGATAGGTCAATTAATAGCCGATTACAAAGATGAAGTTTCGTTCAATGATGAAATGGGAACGGTATCAATCAACGGTTCTGCACATATACCTTTCAGCAAACAGTGGTGGTTTCCAGAATCTGAATCTGGAACTCCTAGTGTAGAAATGATAAAACCAGATACAGCAGATCTTAACGAAGAATCTATGTTGAACTGGTTCATGGGAGCATTGAAGAGAAGTTCCAAAGTTCCAGCATCGCGTCTTGATGGTTCGACTGGTGGTGGTAACATATTCTCTGATGCATCTGAAGTGACTCGCGACGAGATGAGATTCACAAATTTCATTTCAAGGTTGAGAGCTATGTTCAAGGAGATCATAGTGAAACCTTTGATCATACAAACTTTATTAGAATTTCCAGAATTAAAGAACGATGCTTCTTTTATAAACTCTATCAATGTTCGTTTCAATCAGAACAACATGTTCGAAGAGTGGAAAGAGATTGGCATCTTGGAAAAGAGAGCAAACATTCTTGCAAATCTATTAACCAATATTCCAAAAGAATCTCCAGATGCATACTTCGATATAGACTACTTGATCAAGAGGATTTTAAAATTGACTGATATTGAGATAGAAGAGAACAAAAAAGCTAAAATGAGAAAGTTAGGACAAGTTCCAACTGAGGAAATAACTGCAGCAGAACCTGCGGCTGAAGAACCAGCTGAAGAAGCTCCATTGGAGCAGCCTGAACAACCAGAGCAGCCTGAACAACCAGCTTCTTAAATCAATATATAGATCACAAACTAATTTAAAAGATGATCAAAAGATTTGAAGATTTTGTCAATGAAAAGAAAAACTTCTTTTCTGACAAATTTAAGCCTAAACAAGGTAAAATGCACAAACTATTAGGATTGAAAGAAGATGAAACAGTTTCAGGATCTTTCAAGACTGGTAAAGAGCTTTACGACGCTTTGATGAAAGCTACAGATGACAACGAAAAAGAAGTTGTTGGTATGTTAGCTTTTGTTGCGAATATAAATCCTGAACATAACATATTCGACGATGCTTTGAAACAAGCTAAGCTAGAAAATATTGAAGAAGGAATAGAAGTAGTTTTAGAATCTAAAACAGATAAATCTTTTATCGTTGAAGTAAAATCTAGCAGAAATGGTGTAGATAGAACAAAATATGTAGTAGGAACTTTAGCTGATATGATCGATTATTTCGGTTACACTTTGGAAATTGGCCACTCATGGAATAAAAAAATAAACAAAGAACCTAAATCTGCAAAAGCTTTCATCAAAGCCTTACAGGATTCTTATTCTGAAAAAGAAGCCGCCATCTACAATAGAACATTCGTTGATATAGTTGATAATATTCCTGAAGGAACTAGTCCAGCTGATATATCAGACAAAACCAAAAAAGACTAATTAAAAATAATTATAAAAAAAGTTGATAAATTTAACAACTTTTTAATATATAAAAACATAAATAACAAAACTCATGTTTAAAAAATTATCAGATTTTACAAAATTCAAAAAAGGATTAAACGAGAAGAATACGAAAGAAGCTCAACCTTTGATAGCTCCTAGCGAACCAAAGATTGCAGAACCCGCAACTAAACCTTCGATCAATCCATTCAAACCTGGAAAGAGAGATCCAAAAGAATCTCCAAAACCAAAAGCATTTAAGCTTATATCAGAAGTTCTAAAAGAAGCAATGTCACATAAAAGACATTCAGACATAGACAGATCATTAAAGTCTAAAACACACAGCTTGGCGAAAAACCCAGCATACCCAAATGAAGATTTTGATAGTATCATAGCTGATGAGAGGTTCAAAGAAATAGTTGATAAACTACAGTCGTATGTGCATGATAAACATGTTGATATAGAAAATATGAGGGATCTTCAAATGTTGTTGATGGAAGTTTACAATGAGGTCGTTGAGATAGAAGCTGATCATGTTGAAGAACTAGAAAAACTTGCAATAGATCTTATCTGTAAAGAATTCAACATATCAGAAGATGATGTGGATTTCGAAGCCAAGATGATAAAACATGGTGAGATTTCATTATCAGATATAGATGATGAAGATGTAGAAGAAATAGCAGATGATTTATCTGGTTTAGAACTAGAAGTTGAAAAAAGAAAGTTTATTAACAGTCTTATCCATGGTTCAGCGGTAAAGACAACTTATGCGTATCATTTGATTTCTGATGGATTGAAAAAGATTCATCCAGGTTTAGTAGATATGTATTCTATCTTGAGTGTGATGTCTGAATACGGATACTGGGTAGTACCTGATGAATTCGGAGGAGAAGATTCAAGTGTTGGCAAAGTGAAATTAGATCTTCAGGATGATACTCCAAAAATCATTGTACAAGCGACGACGTTTCCATTCCTGATACACGAATTAGCAAAAGGTGTTACAGAACTATTGATGTCGCATGATTCTTTAACCAGTGAAGAAAGAGCAAAAGTGATAAAAGCCGCAGATTCGTTAGCTTCTGAAAGAATGGCACTGAGACTAGGGCCTGGATTCTGGCAGAGATTGAACGATGCTATATATGATAGCAGAAACGAAGAATATAAAAATAATATTATAGCAGTTTTATCTTCTAAACCAGCCAAAGAGTTCAATGCTATAATGAAGAACATTTTATCTGGAGATAAAAATGCAACAAAAGAGATAAACGATATCGTTAAAGATATCAAACATGATATAGCACAAAATAAATTAGGAGAGAGTATGATCATAACAAACATGAATGAATGGAAAAACATTTATTTAAACGAAAACAAGAAACAAGCAGAAGCTTATATCAAAGCTGGTAAGATTTCTCAAAAAACTGTAGATTCTATCATTGCTATAGATCCTTCCAAGACTAAAAAATACGTAGGTTGGTTGTCCAAGATGTATATTGAAGATCCTTACAAGGTCGAAAGTATGAAATCTTACATCGAAGAATATGATCTTTTGGTAGGAAAAAGCAAAGCTGAAAAGAACGACATAGGTACTTTCAAAACATTAGATGAACTCAAATCTTATATAGACGAATTGAACAGTAGAGGTACTGCATCCATGAAAGAATTAGAAGATGATTACGATGTCATAAAGGATGATAAAGATCTATACATAGCAAGTCCTAACACACATGAAGCAAGCAGAAAGTTAGGTCTTACTGCATTCGCACACAGAAACAATGACTGTGATAGTGCATGGTGTACTACATATAAAAACAATTCTCATTTCAATGATTACTTTTTCAAGAAGGATGTAACATTCTACTATGTTTTAGTAAAAAATGAAAAAATGAAAGAGGAACTTGATAAATTATCAGGCGATAACAAAGCTTGGTATAAATTGGCTTTTGCAATATTCGATGACGGCAAAATAGAACTTTATGATGCTATGGATATTCAAATCAAATCAAAAGTTAGTAACATACGAAAAATTTTAGGAATTTAGTTAAAAAATAAAAGAGTATAAAAAGAGCTGATATTTTATCAGCTCTTTTTTATTCAATAATTATTAGTATTTTTGTTTAAATTATAAATTAAAAATGGACAACACTAAAAAATACAAAAAATTCGATAATACGAAAACAGAATATACAAAATTTCAAAATATGTACTATAATTACATACATTGGAAGATCAGATATTTCTTTGAAGGTGTATACAATATCATAAAATGGATTCCTACCATCTACAAAGATAAAAATTGGGACCAATGGTACATTTACAATATGCTAGAAAAGAAACTGTTATATACCAGGAATAACATAGTAGCAATGGATTATTCAGAAAAATGTCCCTTTGTCAATAGAGATATAACGATATGTTTAAATTTAATAAGCTTGTTAAAAGAGGAATCATACCAATTAGAATATCAGGATTATTGTGAAGAAGAGATCGTTTTTACACCTGTAGAAAATACAGATAATCACTATTTTTATGTAAAAACATACAAATAGCTTTGCAATTTACAATCTAAAATAGATTGAAACGTACTGGGCTGATTATAGAGCCCACTATCTTGTCAAATTGCTTCTCCAAGAATACATTTTTTTCATCGATTAATTTACGCATGATGTTGCCTGCACCATTGACGTCTGAGTTTATAAATATACCATTTTCTGTTCTGAATAAACCTCGTTTCACTCTTTTACCAACATAGCTTTCATGTTTACACACCTTCTCACGGTCCATGAATGAACATTTACTCGTGTATGATTCTTCAACCATATCAACAACAATTCCAGCTTCTACTAATTTATGTTCAAGCTTCATCCGAAGTCTTCCGTGCGGAATATAAACAAACTTCTGATTGTTCTTTTTACCCATGTTGACGTTCTGCTTCCACAATTCGTTGTATCCAATGATAACTCTACCAATTCCATTTTCAAGGCAATAACTTTTTATAATTGCCACAGATTTATTTAAATAATCATTAATATAGTTGTTACGATTCTCATTAATCCTGTTTGTCAATATGGATGTGTATTTATTGTTTACTTTCTTTAATTGTGATTTGACTTTTGCTATGTGTTTGTTGTAGTATTGATTGTAGCTTTTTAAAGGCTTACCGTTCACGATGAATGAAGGTCCTACGTTGCTAAATATAGTCATCAAATTATTGATTCCAA